GACCCTGATGTTATCCACTGTATCGCGGTTGGCGAAGAAGGCCATCCAGTCTGGAGCTACGGTCCTGATCAGATCAAAGAGGGCTTGGAAATGCTCTGTGAGGCTGATGAGCTGATTGCCCACAACGGCATTGGCTACGACTTCAAGGTTATCAAGAAGCTCTATCCTAGCTGGCCTTTCAAGGGCAAGCGCACAGACACCCTAGTTCTGTCGAGGCTCATACGAGCTGACCTAAAGAACGAGGACTTCACCTATAACTGGTCTACCGAGATCATGCCCAAGAAGCTCTTTGGTTCTCATAGCCTCAAGGCGTGGGGCATGAGACTACAAAGCAATCTCGGCGGTGACTTCCTAAAAGGCGACTACGATGGCGGATGGGAACACTGGTCACAGGAGATGCAAGACTACTGTGAACAGGATGTTCGAGTGGCTATGGCTCTCTATAAGTTCCTCAAGCCTGACACATGGCCTGACGAAGCTCTGGACATGGCACATGAGATCAGTGAGATTGCCGAGAACATTGGCAACGCTGGCTGGACTTTCGATGAGGTCAAGGCTGGCAAGCTGTATGCCGAGCTATGCACAAAGCGCGAAGAGCTTGACCATGAGCTGCAAGACCTGTTCGAGCCTTGGGAAGTGCATGAGACATTCATCCCGAAGCGTAACAATAAGACCCTTGGTTACATCGAGGGTGAGCCGTTCACCAAGACTACTGTGGTCAACTTCAACCACAACTCGCGCAGACATATAGAGTTCTGCCTGACCAAGAAGTACGGTTGGAAACCTTCTAAAACGACACCACAAGGCCATGCAATCATTGATGACGTTGTGCTTGGTGAGCTGGATTATCCAGAGGCTAAGAAGCTGGGTGAGCTGTTCTTGATACAGAAGCGTATTGGTCAGCTTGCAGAAGGACCACAAGCATGGATGAAGAAGGTCGATGGTGACGGTAAGTTACGTCATAGGATCATCTGTCCAAGCACACGAACTCTACGCTGCACACATATAAAGCCAAACTTGTCACAGGTTCCGGCAGTGCGCCTTCCCTACGGTCAGCAGTGCCGTGAGCTGTTTACTGTTCCTACTGGATACCAACTTGTTGGTAGCGATCTTTCTGGCATCGAGATACGCCTCTTTGCCCATTTCTGTGCAGCTTACGATGGGGGTGACTATGCGAAGAAAGTCTTGGAATCAGACATTCATCAAAGCAACGCAGAGGCGTTCAGCGATGAGCAGACCAAAGTTGAGAGGTCAGTCGCCAAGGGCGCACTCTATGCACTCTTGTACGGATCAGGTGACTCCCGACTTGGAGCAATGGTCGGCAAAGGAGCCAAAGAAGGAAAGCGACTAAAAGATAACTTCATAGCTGCTGTGCCAAGCTACGGCATCCTAAAGAACAAGGTCGAGGAAGCTTCTGAGAAGGGCTTTATCACCTCGCTTGGCGGCAACCGTATCAAGGTCAACTCAACTCACACTGCTCTAAACAGTTTGTTGCAATCAGCATCGAGCGCAGTCAGCAGCAAGTGGGTTGTCCTCATCGCTAACGAAATCAAGAAACAGAACCTCGATGTCACGATCCTCGGCTGGATACATGACGAGGTACAAATGGCAGTTAAAGGAGACCCAGATCATGTCGGTAATATCGCTAGAAGATGCGCGGAAGAAGCTGGCAAAGCGTTTGAAATCAGACTCCCCATCGAAGCTGAATACTCCGTGGGACGAACATGGGCAGACACCCACTGAGCTTGATGAGAACACTGAGATAGCCCTGCTTGCCATGTATGAAGTCTTGATCGAGTCATGGGCTGGTGGGTTCACCACTAAATCTAAGTTTGCCCGTGAAGCAGCAAACATAATCGCTGTTGCAGCGACTGAAGGATTGATCACCACACGCCTCGAAGAAGAGGTCTGGGGTAATCACTGGATGATCACAGAAAAGGGTATGAATTTCATGAAGGAGATACATGACGATGTTGTTAGTTGATGCCGACTTATACCTATACAGAGCCACAGCAGCCACAGAGCAAGAGATATGCTGGGATGAGGACGATGGCTCAAACATATGGTCACTTGATACTGACCTAAAGCTGGCAAAGGAGATGTTCTTTGATCAGATGGAAACCTTCAAAGAGACACTGCACGATGATCGAGTGATCCTTTGCCTTACCTCTAAGAAGAACTTTAGACGCGATGTAGACCCTCGATATAAGAACAACCGCGTAAAGATCAGGAAGCCTTTAGGTTATCTGGCGATGGTTGATTGGGCAAAGCACCACTTCAGTACAGTCAGTTTGGATGGCCTCGAAGCAGATGATGTCATGGGCATCTTGTCTACCAAGCCTGAGAACAAAGACAAAGCAATCATCGTGTCTGACGACAAGGACATGAAGACTGTACCAGCCAAGATATATAGGCCGATGTCTGGTGAACGCCTCGACATCACAGAGGCCGAAGCTGACAGGTTCTTCCTTACACAGTGTCTAACAGGCGACCCCACAGACGGATACCAAGGTCTCAAAGGCTTTGGACCAAAGACAGCAGAGAAGCTGTTAGGGGCAAGACCTGATTGGTCAATCGTTGAGAAAGCCTACATCAAGGCTGGCTTCACCAAACAAGACGCCCTCACCCAAGCACGATTAGCTCGAATACTCCGCTGGTGTGACTGGGATTACGAGAACAAGAAGCCAATACTCTATGGGAGCAAAGAGCATGTCCAAAAGACACGACCAGTACATGAAGGAAAAGCTCAAGGAGCTACAGCCGCCTGACATAATAAAACAACCAGAGCATTACGCTCAACATCCAATACAGCCCGTGGACTTCGTAATGTCTAACGGGCTTTCTTTTTGGGCAGGGAACGTCATCAAGTACATCTGCCGCGCAGGGAACAAGCTCTATCACGGGCAAGACCCTGTTCAATCCGAAATCACCGACATCAAAAAGGCGATCCGCTACTGCGAGATGCGTCTAAACCAGCTTGAAGGGAGAACTCCAAGTGCTGAATAACTATTTACCATCAGACTACCAGACATTCATCGCCACCAGCCGTTACGCACGGTGGATTGAGGACAAAGGACGTAGGGAGACATGGGTTGAGACAGTGCAGAGGTACACTGATTATCTCCATTCAAAAGGCATCAACCTGACTGGACAGGACTGGGATGACATTGAGGGTGCTATCCTCGAACTAGAAGTCATGCCAAGCATGAGAGCACTCATGACTGCTGGTGTCGCTGCTGACCGTGATAACACCTGCATCTACAACTGTTCTTATGTTGCTGTGGATGATCCTCGCGCCTTCGATGAAGCTATGTTCATCTTGCTTTGTGGTACTGGTGTAGGCTTCTCAGTAGAGCGTCAGTCAATCAGCTTGCTGCCTGAGATACCAAACACCCTTGGTCAGTCTGAGGATGTTATTGTCGTACAAGACAGCAAAGAAGGCTGGGCTAAAGCTCTCAGGAAGCTCATCAGTCTCCTCTACACTGGTGACATACCCAAGTGGAACTTAGACAAGATCAGACCTGCTGGTAGCCGCCTCAAGACATTCGGTGGTAGAGCCAGTGGACCAGAGCCGCTGAACGATCTGTTTAACTTCGTTGTAGCCAAGTTCAAAGGCGCAATGGGTCGCAAGCTCAACAGCATCGAGTGCCACGACATCATGTGTAAGATCGGTGAAGTCGTTGTTGTCGGTGGTGTCAGACGATCAGCCATGATCTCACTTAGCAACCTAAGTGACACACGCATGTCACATGCGAAGTCAGGGAGCTGGTGGGAGAACGAACCACAGAGAGCCTTGGCTAACAACTCAGCTTGCTATACAGAGAAGCCTGACAGCGAGACCTTCTTGCGCGAATGGCTGGCTCTAGTGGAGTCCAAGTCTGGTGAGCGTGGTATCTTCAGCCGTGTAGCAGCCGAAGCTCATGTAGCGAAGAACGGCAGACGCGAGACAGGTTATGCGTGGGGAACTAACCCATGCAGTGAGATCATCCTGAGAAGCAATCAGTTCTGTAATCTTACAGAGGTAGTCGTAAGAGAGACAGACGATCTTCAGTCACTCAAACGTAAGGTCAGGCTGGCAACTATCCTTGGTACTGCACAAGCCACCTTCACACATATGCCGTACCTAAGACATATATGGACTAAGAACACATCAGAAGAACGACTGCTTGGTGTGTCTCTGACAGGCATCATGGATCATCCTGTGCTTGGTAAGAACGTGGACAGTGCTAAGTGGCTTGCTGAGATGAAGCAGGTGGCTATCGACACTAACGCTGAGTATGCAGAGCGTCTTGGTATCGAAGTGTCTGCTGCCATTACCTGTGTCAAACCTTCTGGTACAGTCAGTCAATTAGTTGACAGTGCAAGCGGCATCCATGCTCGGCACTCTGACTATTACATCAGGACAGTTCGAGGCGACAACAAAGACCCTCTCACACAGTTCTTAAAGGATGCAGGGATACCAGCCGAAGCTGACGTTATGAAGCCTGACGCTACCACAGTGTTTAGCTTTCCTACTAAGTCACCTTCGAGCGCAGTGACCCGCAACGCCATGACTGCCATCCAGCAGCTTGAGTTGTGGAAGACCTACGCTGAAGTATGGTCGGAACATAAGCCTTCTGTGACTATCACAGTCAGGGATCATGAGTGGATGGAAGTGGGTGCATGGGTCTACAAGCACTTTGACCTTTGTAGCGGTATCAGCTTCTTGCCTCACTCAGATCATACTTACGCACAGGCTCCTTATCAGGAGTGTACCGCCGCTGAGTACGCTGAAATGAAGCAGAAGATGCCCACATCAATCGACTGGTCAGCTCTGTCTCTTTATGAGAAGGAAGACCACACTAGCGGCAGTCAGACCTTGGCATGTACCTCTGGTGCGTGTGAGATCGTGGATATTGCGTCATGAGTGTTCCAACCTTTGAAGAGATCAAACAAGCTCTGAAGATACCTGAGTTCGAGGTGGATAAGTGGGGTCGGCGTGTCTATGACCCGACTGACAACTTACCTCGCGCTGTCTCCAAACCACTCGCAGGTGTTCGGTTCCGTCTTCATTCAAAAGGCAAGTGGGATGGCTGACGAAATCAAGTGTCATGAGTGTGAACAGAACATCGCCTTTTACCATACTGGTGGTGTTTACACATGCGCTCCCTGTGAGCTGAAAAGAATAGGAATACGGCCTAGCTATATTCCTTACAAGAAAAGACCTTACGAAAAGCGAAAGCCCAAGTAAGGCAAAAAACACCGATACCATTTGTTCTCCCTTGCGGTATCGGTGTTTTTTCTTATGCACAACTTCGGATGTTATCTGCGATGGTTTGCGCTCTTTGACCTACCTGTCTGGCATACCGCGAGTCCAATAGTTCATCGGCAGCTATAGCCCATTGCTGGCTGTTCAGAGCCGCTACAGTGGCCTTAAACTTCATGAGTGTCGGAGTACCCATGTTAAACGCAAGATCGACCAGTGACTCTTGGACTATCTCAGGCATGTCAGAGAAGCTTGGGAAGAGCTTTAGCAGCTCACCGTGAACGATGTTTATGTCCTCATCGAGCATCTGCATGGCGGTCTCTTCGGAGATGCCTCGGTCATCTAAGTTGCGACCTACGCCTATCGTTAGCTTGTCACTTGTGCAGCGATAAGGTGTAAGCTTTAGACCCTCATGCAAGATTAGCTGCTCACGCATACGCTTCATGTTAATCATTTACCGACACCTTTCACACGCTCTAGCGTTCTCATTGACCCAAGTCCGAGCATACCCATGAGAACAGGAAGCATCGTTGAAGTATCAGCTTGAGGTATATCAATACCAAATCCAGCGCACAGTGGAGATACCAAGAAGTTCACCATGAAACCTAGAACACACACCCAAGCGGTAGCTGGTCGCCAAGACGATTGGAACCAATTGCCTTTTGCGTCTTGCTTGTTCACCTCGATCTGAGCGAGTGCGATTTGCTGTGCATGTTTCTGAGACATCGTAGCTATTTCATGGGCGATCTTCTGCTTTGTATCTGCGTCTGGAATGAACTTATCTAGTAGACCCGTCACAGGTCCAATCAGTGCTTGCAGCATTTTGCTTTTCCTTATTCTCTTTGGCTTGTTCTTTAGTAGTCCTGTTGTGCATGTCCCACATGATCACTACTTGTCTCCCTTGTGTTCATGTCCCATCCAGATGCCAAACACGCCTGTCATGACTCCCATGACGACAGACACAAATGCAGACTGTGCAGCCGTTGGAGAGTCCAGCTCCATGAACCACTCGGCGCACCGCCAAGACATGACTGTACTGGCAAGCATCATGAACCTCGGCAGTATCTTCCAAGCTAGGAACTGTTCGACTGAGATCATAGCTGTGTGCCTTTAAGCTCTACACATCGGAAGCTTTGCGGCATCAGACTACCTTTGTTGATCTCGACAATAGCGTTGCCCATCTCGTATGCTCTTTGTTGGCAAAGCTCATAACTAGGGTACGGACCTCTAGTATCGGTATACTCCCAGCAGTCAGTTGGTGACGCGATTGCACACGCCAATACTAATGTCTTAAACATTGTTGGCCTCTTTTAGTATGTAGATAAAAAGAAACAACGCAGATATGCCTATGCCTATACAAGCTGCCCAATAGATGCAGACAAGGATGTCATCTTGGCGTTTTATAGCTAACCGTCTTGCTTCAGCTTTTGCTTCGGCTCTAGCTTTTCTTGCTTCAGCGCAGAACCGTACATAGTCAGGGTACATATTAGCCCGACCATAGAGCTGCATCATGCTGCGGAGTTCGTCTTCTTTACGTTTCAGCTCATCCAGTGCTAGGAACTCTTCGAGATCAGACTTAGAGCCATCTAGGTTAGAACCCTTCGATGCTGCCTTTTTCTGCACTACGTCTTTGTTAAGAGTGAAATCAGAGATAGCTTTGCCAGCATTGGCGATTTCAGAGCCATTCTCGACACATTTCTTTATGATTGCGAAAGCTGCGTTAGCCGCCGCGAGTTCTGCCAGCATTTAGTTGATCTCCCAAGGGTAAGCTCTCCTTGGGGTGGTTAGCGATTTGTTCTATTGTTCTTGCACAGCCTACACAGTAGCGTCCTGTGGGGTCTAACTTACAGACACCAATGCAGGGGCTTCTCATATCTTCATCAACAGTGACCCAGCGAGACCAACGACCACGATCGTTGATCCCATGATCATAGCTTCTAAACGCCACAAGCGTTTATCAAGTGCGGATAGCTTGTCCTCAACCGAAGCATAACGAACTGCACATTCTTTTTCGTGAGCCTCAAGTTCCAAAGCTACACGCAATTCTGGGGTGATGGCTTGCTCTATCTTCATGCTGGCTTCGTAGGCCAAGACACATCATCGAGTGATGTTGCGCTGCTTGTGATGTCCCGAAGTGCCTGACGATACGCAGTGCGTTCTGATGACATCGTAAGGTCGCTAGACGCCCACCAGTCAGTTTCAGCAATCAAGCGGTCACGCTCTGCACGCAACAACTTCATCGGCTCCGCTGCGGCTAGTTCTGCTTGCTTTGCGTTGACGGTTGCCCAGTCAGTACCCCAGTCACTTGGGCTGCTGCTTTCGATTGCCGAACCATTAGCGTCTGCTCCGGTTACTTTACGGAACATCTCGTTAAACTCAGCCTCAGTGGTAGGTTCGCCACGGAGTACCCATTCGGTGATGCCTAGTTCGGTTAAGGCTTGTGATATGCTCATTTTGTTTACTCCTGTTTATCCTGCGATTTCCATAGCTGTAATGGTATGAATTGAGTTATTGTACCACGCCAGAACGATATTGTTTGCTTGGCTGCTATAACCGGCTGCAATTCGAGCTTGAACCTTAAAGGTTTGAGCGGTTGTTGAAGCTGGGCTAAAATAACCTTGTAAAGCGTCTATGAGTGATAAGTTGCCTGACGTTTGATAATCAGTTCCAATGTAACGCTTGTCACAACCTATGACGCTTGCATCGCCATTTACTAATCTAATGTCATACCTAGCCACATTTCCGCTGTGTCTATTTGCAGCAACATTTGTGTTTACAAAAACCAATATTTTACTGCTGGTAGAAGATGGTGTGATACTTACAGACAAACCTGTGTCCACATAAGTCAGGGTTGTTGTTGAAGAACCAAATCCAGTTTGTGTGTTATGGACAACCTGAAGCACACTACCAGTGACATTCAGCCCCAAGTCACCCGCAGTCGGTACGCCACCCGCCGTGTTCTGGATTTGATTGACCTTCAGAATACTCGTCATTGTGCAATCTCCATAAGAGTTATGGTGCCGCCTAACGCATATGCTGGCTGGTTGAAGAGAATAAGACCGTTTGAGATTTTAGCCGCTCCCTGCACCTTGTATGTTATGGCAGAAGTAGTCGCTGGACTGTCGTGATAAACGATCGTTTGATAATCCATAAACCTGTCGGTTGTACTAGAAGTATGGTGGGCCATAGGGAATCCAGCCGTACCTTCTTCTCTGATTAAGGTGCTATCTCTTAAAAGGTTTATGCAACCTGCTTGCCAAGTGTTAGCAGGGGAAATCTGCGCGACGTAAATGTGATTAACATAGGTAATTAGGATTTTACTGGTTGAGCTTTTGGGCGTTATTGAAGCACTCATTCCCGGCAAATCTGCAAAGGACTGACTGCTTGTAGATAGAACGCCAGTGCTAGAAGCACTTACAACCTGCACAACGTGACCCGCAATCTGCACACCGTTGCCAGCCGTCTTTTCGGTGATTGTATCAACGTATAGCTGGCTCATTGGGCAATCTCCATTAGGGTGACGCTACTATTCGCCTCTGGAGTATCATTATTTATGGTAGCATTGAGACCAGCGGTGAGTTTAATATACACTTGATATGTAAGTGCGTTGGTTGTAGCTGGTGAATCTAGAAAAGAGATAGACACGCTTGATTCTGTAATTGAACCACTACCGCCGTAATCATACGACCTAAGTCTGTTTTGAGCCAAAACGGTACTTCCACCATCTTTTGAAATACCGATGACCATCATAGAGTCGTTACCCGCATTATTGTAGACTCGATAAGACACATCATACTGAACACATATCTTTGATGAGCTAGAAGTTGGCGTTATGGTTGCTGCAAGATCGGTTGCGGCTGTGTAAGATGTGCTTGTTGATGATGTTCGTGTGTCACTTAATGTATTAACAACTTGAATAACACTACCCGCTGGCAGTATCGCACCATTCGGAAACGATGGCTTGCCTGTGCTTGCGTCAATCGTGACAGCAGACGTACCCGCCGCATTGTTTATCTGGTCTACATTTAATATCGAAGCCATTTACGCCACCGTCAGATTTCCGTTGACAGTAAGTGTTACGTTACTGCCAAGCGTTAGAGGGCCAACAGCCAAAGCGTTGTCTGTAGCACCTATGGTTACATTTGAAGTGAGTGTCTGCGAGTGAACGCGGAAGATGTCACCCTTGCCATTTGTGGTGTCTCCACCAGCACCGTTGTTCCCATCGAAGTACCCTGCGCCAGCTTGGATACCAGTGAGGTTTGCACCTGACACGGCTGGCAAGGTTGCAGGAAATCTACCGTCTGGCAGAGTGCCTGTGCTTAATGCAGATGCGTCATTGGATGCTGGCACGTTGTCCAAGGCTGTAGACACAACATCTCCGTTGGCGTCCAGCAGTGACGCGAGATTATTAGCTTTTGTCATTAGGTTACTCCGTCACTATTTCCACCCAAGACAGGGTGTCTTCGTTCCATTGATACTCACCGTCATCATTGGGGCGTGGAGTTGGTGCGTTCCAAAGTCCAGTGTCCGTATTGACAGTCCAGCTTGGATAAGGCTGGGGCGGGATAAAGGCATCTAGTTTGCTGTCATAAGTAAAACCAATGCCAGCGTAGTTTTTACGCAATGGGCGACCTTCTGGATGCTGACCGCCTCTAGTGTTATAGGATGTCTGTATCCACTCACCCGCACTGTCATCTACAAATGTGTCGAAGAAGTCGGGGTCAGCAACAATAACTTGTGTCACTATGCCTTTTTGTATCTTTGCGAAATGTGCCATTACACTGCGTACCTTATAACTACGATGCCACTTGCACCATTTGAGCCGTTGCCAGTTCCTGATGAGCCGCCACCGCCGCCACCACGGTTTGCAGTTGCGTTGTTAGGGGCAGAAACAGAGCGAGATGTGGATGTGCCGCCAACACCATCTGCGCCATCTGCGCCTACGTTTCCACCGCCAGCACCTCCAGCATTGAAGCCACCACCACCGCCACCGCCGCCAGCATAGTTTTCGTTTGTACCTGTGCGGAAAGCATTTGCTAATGCGTCCCCGCCATCACCACCTATGGTTGTGGAAGTAAATGAGGTTGTTTGTCCTACGCTGCCTTTGCCGCCGCCGCCGCTACCTACTGATGGGCTTGGAT